CCATAAGCCAACGCTGCAGGAAAGCTTGAAGCAAGCGCTAAAGGCACCTCTACAGAAGGCTGTACTGCTTTCACGGCTGGAATCTGACCGATCATATTCTTTAAGTTCGTGATGCCTAACTGTTGCTCATAATTCTTTAGGTTATTATAGAAGTTCGATCCCATTTCTCCGATCGACATCTGTTGAGGCTTGTTCATCGCTTGATTTGCATCAAGTGCTGCTTTCATTTTCTGAACAGCAAGAGGGTCTGTGACTGAATCCGTAGAATCATAGCCTGTTGGCAAACCAGTCATCGGATCATATGTATCAGGCATCACGAGCGATTATATGTGAGAATAATGCAATCATAACACGACTCTGTTAGACTGCATATGGGTTTTCAGCTCTTTTATTATAGTCGTCATCGATATAGTCATTTGACTGTTGTACAAAATGATCGATCACAATAATGTTCGCATCCCTTAGGTAGCGTAGTGCTTGAGTCAGTGCGTCCACATAGTCGTCATGCCGACCTAATGGAAAACTACAGATCTCTGACAGGAACGGCTGTATCCACGTTCTGGCCTGTCCTGGATGCTCAGTCGACTCCGGCAAATACAGTAACCCTTTCTCGATCATTGGAGCAATAATGTTCAGTCTGGTTGCTTTATCAGCATTTCCTGGGTTATATCCTCTGATCGGAATACGAGTCTTCTGAAGGTCCTGAATGAGTGCTATACCACTTGATTTGTTCTCTACAAGGACTAAGTCCACCTTCTTACCACTACCAAACTCGTCTGGATCTCCATAGATCTCCTCAAACTCTTCTTTTAACTTAGACCGTAAGTCTGGGTACAAGAGCCGCTCTGACCAACAGTCAATGAGCATGACACGATTCCCCTTATCCTCTGATGGTCTAAACACGCCTAACACTACACACGCAGTCGGGTCATTGATCTGCTTGTCGGACGCTGCACAGTCGTAGGACTGAATCACATATGAAAACTCTGGAAACGGTCGGTCTGCATCCCACAGCTCAAACCATGATCGTTTTACAAGACCAGACTCTTCTGGGTCGAGAATCTCTGCATGTATCTCTTGGCGGCCGAGGCTTGTTCCTTCATACTGCATAATCTGATTCTGAAAGTTCGGTGCTAGGTTATGCAAGTTTGAGTACGTAGAAGCTGTGGTCACATGCACGTCCTCACCATCTCTATCGTTTAACTCTACTATTTTCGGTACAGGCTTCGGAGTAGTAGTGCACACCATACGTGGCGTTTTACCGAGACGAAGACTGAACTGTATCATGTCCCATGCCTCATCCAGATAGTCCCAAGCGGCAAGCTCGTCAGCCCATACATGGTGCCACTGAGGACCACGGAAACGGCTAGGCTCGGATGCTGCGATTCCTTTAATTAAAGACCCATTCTTAAGAGTAAGCTCATGAAGCGATATTCCGTAGTTCTGTATAATCTCAGGCGGTGTCACATTTAGCAGACCAGAGTCTCCATTAAAACACACATCACGTATATCTCCTGAGGTTGGTGCTGATACAAGTATACGACTACCTGGCTCATTCCAAGCCTTCCACCATGTCCACTCTGCTGCTAATCGTGTCTTTCCTGCTCCTCGGCCTGCAAGGAGCAACCACACTGACCAATCGGTCGGCGGTTCTATCTGGTGCGGTAGAGCAATCGTTAACCACTTCAATCGGGCTTTAAATGCTGCTCTCCACTCTGGCGACATTTGACTAAGCTCTTTATCGTGCTTCTGAATTCGCTCTGCCACTTTTTGAATCTGTTGTTCGGTAAGAGGCATAATGTGATTATAGCACGACTGCAGAGCTGCAGAGAGCTGCAGAGATCAGGGAAACAAAGAGCTATGCACTAAGTGTTTACTTTAGGTACGAAGTGCTGAGGACTCAGAAGCTGACATAGGCGCCCCCGGCTGCTAAGTCTCGAGGTCCTATGAATTCTGTAGCAAAAAAGCCCAGAATCTAAGCCCAAAGCCCACAGAATAAGATCTAAGGCACGTAGGCCTTAGATCTTGGTACAGAGATTATAGAAACGTGATGTAAATATAATCTTTAACTTCGACTTCACAAACTTCTGAATCACTTGGAAGAGATTTAAGATATTCTAAAATCGATTTTTTCTCGATATTCACATAAACTTCTGAATTTGAGATTTGAGCTTTGAGTTTGCTTGGAAAGCATTCTATGTTTTTGATTGCAAATACTGTTTTCATGTAAAACTCCTTGTTAAGAATTAAGAATTTAAAATTTAAAACTTAGGAATTTGTGTTCCTAAGAATCATTATACATAGTTCTAAGAAAAAGTACATAATTTTTTAAATATTTTTATTCTTGTCACAATGTGAAATAGTTCATTTTCCTATGTACAAAGTGAAAATTTCCTGATATATACGCGCAACTTTCATCATGTGAAAGTGCATGTCACATAGTGAAATTTCATCATGTAAAAGTGCATGTCACATAGTGAAATTTCAGCATATAAAAGTGCATTTCACGTTGTAAAAGCTCATTTCATCATGTGAAAGCTCATTTCACTATGTAAAAAATCTTCAAATCTGATTCAGTTCAGAATCGAGTCACTGAGCAGAATCTGAGCCGAATCTGTTCAGAGCTAGAGCCCGTTTGACTGAGCCCTGATTCTCGTCTGAGATCTGAGTCTGAGCTCTCAGTACTAAGTGCTTGAGCCCGTTTGGCTGTGGCCGATCTGAAGATCATTTTGGATGTCGTTCAGAATCTCCTGTGCGATGGAGTGTGAAGTCTGGACCTGAATGGCTCCACCATTGTTGCCCGTAAGCTCGATTTTGTTCCGTTCTGAGTACTTTTGAGGAAATCTAGCGGCCATAATTCGATTATATACACCGCCATTAAGTCTTGAAGACCCTGGGTTTTCGACTATGTGCGAAATACCTAGATCTTCCCAATAAGCCAATTCTAGCTCTTTAGCTGTGCGCAAGGCCAACAAAAATTCTTGGTGCTGCTCGGCCCAGTTATCTAGCGTTCCCCAATTCAACTTTAATTTTGCAGCAATTTGTTCCTTTGACATACCTTCTGAGCCCATTTGAATAACTTGTTGACAATATTCAGGCTTATACTTAGTAGGTCGACCAATTTTCTTTTCAATTACGTCATATTGCATGTTGTTTCCTTCCAAATGGAGTCTATGAGTTTATTTAATCTTGATGCTTTTATACCAAATGAACGAGCTTTAATGTGTTCAGGTGATAGTTTACGACCTTTTCTAACTGCCGATAATGCCGCAATGTGTTCAGGCGTTTGAGGAATTCCTTTTTTACCTTTGGAAATATTTGCAGCATGTTTAGCTGATTTAGGTCTGCCTTTTAGTTTAATGCTGTTTAATCGACCATTTCTTTGTCGAGTTTCTAAAGGAAGACCGCATAAAGGAGAATCTTTTGTCGTTTCTATAGCTTGATTCGCGTATTTATTACTTTTCCAATATTGAAATGGAAGAGAATTAAGCCATTTCTTTGCTTCTGTTTCTGAGTCGAACCATTGTTGAAAAATAACCTCGACGTTGTCGCGATGATGGCCTCCGTGCTTAGCGCAATGTGCGATCCAATATCTACCACTGCCACAATACAAATTCATCTCAGTCATCACAGTTTGGCCTATGTACATCTTATCTGATGTTTTGTTTTTCATAATGTAATACCAGCGTGGTCGCCAATCGGTCATAATTTCTCTCCTTAGTGGGTGTGAAATTGATTGTAACACAAAGTGCTAAAAACAGGCACTATCGGTAAAAGTTACATCAGGATACAAAATTACACCTAGTCAAATTCATATATATAAAAATAAATTTAATAATAAAATTAAAAAAAAGTAACTCAGTAACTCAGTAACAGACCAACAGCAGCTTACCTCTCCCAAGTTACATAAAGTTACAAGAAATCTTCAATTCTGTTTACTTTTCAGTAACCTATTTGCTAAACTGTGGACTATGCTAAACTGTAGTATGTTCTGGTTACAAAAGTTACAAAATCTCATTTTTTGTAACTTTTTCACAGCCAATTTTGTAACTCATTTTCTACCCCATCTGTAACCTAGAAACTAGGTTACAGATGGAGTTACAGAACACCATTTCACAATGTGAAAGACCACCAACTATTTCACTATGTGAAATCAACGATTCTAATCTATGGTATAATAATATGGTAGTAACTTAGTTTTAGATTTCTTAATTCAAAATTTTAAACAGGAGTTTAATATGCAAAAACAACAGTTTCATTTCTACGGACAACAGTTTCACTTTTATGGTTCAAACTTTATGGAGTGGAAGACTTCTACCAATCTCCAAGAAGTCATCGATCATTTTCGTACCAAAGAAAATGCCAAGCATAATTTTGCTGTCTGGTACGTCCCACTTGCAGACAATATCGAATACGAGATTAACTGGTTCGAGCCACAAGTCGAAGGCCGTATCTACCTCGGTAGCTATAACAAAAAGCAACGTATCGACATTAAAGAGGAGGTGGCAGAATGAAATTCACCAAACTTTACAAAAATCGGTTTTACATTTACGAATGGCAGCCACACCATTTCTACGTCTATGACACCAAAGATCCTAGCGGTCTAGCCGTCAGCTATCCTGATAATCCGGAATTAGCCATTTCAAGTCCACTTTTATCTACTGCACATTCTCTGTGCGATATGATCCTTAGAAAGGAGTCTCAAGTATGAAAATCACTCAGTTTCATGATTCTATTCCTCATTCTAAATTTAAACCTCGTTATAAGACTTCAAGGTTGTACTTCGATTATAAAGGCGAGACATTAATGGACGACTTACAGAACCGTCGTTCCAGACCCGCTGATCAACTTAAAGTCTTACTTCCAGAGATCTTCAAGCATTACAACATTAACCCTAAACATGCCAAATGGTCACAGTATGCCGGTTGTAATTGCCCTTGTAGTCCCGGTTTTATCCTCTATGGCGTTTATGGTAAGAACTATGCAGTCACAGTA